AGATTTATTGCAGAGAAATACCAGCTAATGAAGTTTCTTATTTTAGTATAACTTATTTTACTCAAAACTAATGAGAGAGGCTGTAAAAATAACAAGAACGACATCAGAATTTAATCAAAATCTATTGAGTTTCTTAAACTCTGATGTTAGTATTACTTCTGGTGGTGCTAACGCTACCATAACAAAAGATAATTCTTTTAAGTATGGTTATTTAGATAGTTTTAAAATAAATTATATAAATACTGGTAGTTCTGATAATGTTGTTTTTTACATAAACGATAATACAACAACTGTTACGCAAGATGGTAGTTATATTTTATCGTATAGATTTTTTAAAAACTCGATAACAGAAGATGTAAATTTTATATGCAATGTGTTTGTTAACGGAATATTGCAAACTGAAAATATTTTAAATCAAAATCTTTTTATAAGTTCAGGCTTTGAAGATAATGTTTGGCAAACATACGCACAAACTTTAGATTTACAAACTGGAGATATTATAACAATGACTTTTGATACTTATTCAGATACTTCATTAGTTGATATTTGGTTTGATGGATTAAAATTAGAATTAGACAATAAGAATTTAGGAATACCAAGTATATACAGTTTGCCTATTGATTTATTTGTGTTAAATGATAACACAACAGGTTGGGAACAAATTACAGATACAACATATACAAGCGGTTCGCCTTTAACAATTTCAAGCGGTGTAACTGCTAAAATATTAAATAATGGTGGTTCAAGAATAAACACACAATTACCATTAGGTATTGCAAAGTTTTGGAATGAATCAACAAATAAAATAGTAGCCGTTAATAATGGAGATGCTTTTACATTATCGTTACGTTTTAAAGCTAAAATGAATGTAGCTAATGGTATAACTGATATTGGTATAAATATAGGCGGTTCATTAAATACAATTAGCGCAGAAACTTTATTATTTTCTAAAGGTAGCGGAGTTGAGCAAAGATTTGATATTGATTTAAGTTATTTTACAGGAACTACTTTTATCGCTAATGGCGGAGATATTGAAGTAACTCCTTTAAATGGTAATATTTCTATTTACGATATTGTTTTAGTTATTATAAGAACGCATAAAGGATTTTAATTATGATAAAATTACAAATAAGAAGAAAAACAGCTAAAGTATGGCAACACTTTATAACTGATGGAGAAAATTTTATTTTTTCTAAATGTTATTGCAAAACTAATGGCGATAAGTTTCGAGTTGTCGAAGATGGCGGAACTCAAAAGAATGAATATAATTTTGACGAAATAGAAGTTTACGACGACTTAAATAGCGGAATAGCTGAAACGTTTACAAGTTCTTTAGAATTAATGGAGCGGTTGTCTGCTTTAAACTATGTGGGTTTTAATCAAGACGGAAATGTTATAATAGCTGATTTAATCAGTTCAGATTCGTCTAATGCTGTTGTTTTAGGCAGTGATGATAGATTGTTTGTTAGTTCAAGTGGCGGAGGAGAAACACCAACTTTACAAGCGGTTACAAATGAAGGTAACACAACTTTAAACGAAATAAAAATTTACAATCCAGGAAATTTCTTTATGGAATTATATCCAAACGGTGTATATATAGAAAATCAAATTAATGGTGATAATATGAGTTTGAACTCGTATATATTGCAATTTGGCGATTCTTCATTCGCTTCAAATTTTTTATTTAGACCACGAACTCAAAACACCGTTTTTTATTTTGAAGATGAAGGCGGTGAAAAATCAATCGCTACTCGTGAGTGGGTGAATTTAAATACTCCGAACTTTCAACAAGTTACCGATGAAGGTAATACGACTACTAATGAAATACAAGCTAGTAATTTTGTAAGTGCTGGTTCTGGTAATTTTGGGGGAATTATAATAAATGATGGAGATTTGAATCAAATAGGCTCTATTTCTTGCTTAGCGACTCCATTAAATTCAAGAGATTATAATTTACCTGATGAAGATGGAATAATCGCAACAAGAGAGTGGGTGAATGATAAAAATAATTTGCAATGGCTTTTAAAAGACACCACACCAACAACAGCGGTTACAGGTACAACTTCAAGAACTCAAATAGGTAGTAGTATTTTAATTCCCGCAAATACTTTTAGTTCCGAAGATTTAATGAATTTAGATTCGTTTGCGGTTGAAAAAATAGCAGGCTTAGGAACTTGTCAGATACAACTTTGGCACAACACAAGCAACACACTTACAGGAGCTACTGCAATAGCTGTTTTTTCAATGGTTAACGCCAATGTTTCAGCGAAAATGATAAGAACTTTTGAAATAACAGGCGGTTTATTGAATGGTAGGGTCGCTGGAAATGTAAACGGTATTTCAGACATTGGAGGTTTATCTGTGGCAACTTTATCTATTTCTTTTGACCCAACAATTGATAATTATTTTTTTACAACTGTTCAATTAGGGAATGCTTCTGATTCCGTAAAAAGAACACAACTTTTAATATCTAAATAATATGCCACTATATTCAATTTTAGACGAAAATGGATTTATTACGCATTGCGAAAATCATGCAGAATGTCCGCCAAATGCAACACCACTTTTGAACACTGAATTTATTAAACCTCGTTTGGTAAATGGTGTTTTGGTGGAAGGTGCAACAAGCGAAGAAATTGCAAGTTTGATAATTGTTCCTGATTCAATTTCACAAATGAAGTTACGCAAACAACTTATTTTAAGTGGTATTTCTATTGCTTCGATTGATGCTTTAATACAATCGTTACCACAACCAAATAGAGATTTGATTTACACTATGTGGGAATATGCAGTTGTATTTGATAGACACAATCCCGAACTAAATGCAATGTCTCAAATGTTAGAAATAACACAACAACAATTAGACGAAATATTTATTAACGGAAATTTATTATGATACTATTTATAATCGCTTACATTTTATTTTTACCTTTATCATTTATAAACTTTCTTTTTGTGCGTCAAAAAGGATATTTTAAAGACAGCGCAATAAACATTGATAAGTTTGGTAATAGAGAGTTTAGAAGTTCTTTAAATCGCTGTTTAATTACTTCAAATAGCCCTTTTGAATTTGGTAATATTAATGAAACAATATCAAGTGTATTGGGTAAAAATAAAAGGTTCGGACACCTTACAAAGTTTGGTAAAATAATATGTTTAATTTTAGACACAATAGAAAAAAATCATTGTGAAAAATCGATAGTTTGGTAGTATGATAACAACTAAAATAATTACAGCAATCATAACAACATTTTTAATATTTATTACGCCAATATTAGGACTATTGGGGTTAATATCTTTTGCGGTTGGATTTGATACAATATTTGCTATTTATGTAAGCATTAAACAAAAAGGAATTAACTCTTTTAAAAGTACTAAACTTTTTAATATAGTAGTTAAAACTTTCTTTTATATGGGTTCAATTATATTTGCTTTTATGATTGATAAATATATTTTAGATGGTAAACTATTCGATATTCCTTATTTGATTTCTAAAGTGCTTACTTTTGTATGGCTGTATATTGAAGTAAAAAGCATAGATGAAACCTCTATGAAATTAGGGAATCGTTCACTTTGGGTAATCGTAAAAGAAATCATATCTAAAGGCAAAGACTTAAAAAAGGATATTAACGAAATCAAAGAGTAATGAGAAACATTAACTACATAGTAATTCATTGCACCGCCTCGCAACCGAGTGCAACAAAGCAATCTATTTTAGACTATTGGAAAAACGTTTTAAAATGGAAAACAGTAGGGTATCATAGATTGATTGACGCTAATGGAATTATTCACGAATTGGCAAAATATGAACAAGTAACTAATGGTGTGAAAGGTTATAATAGTGAATCAATACATTTTAGCTATATTGGTGGAATAGACGAGAAAGGAAAGCCAAAAGACACAAGAACACCAAAACAAAAAGAAAGTCTTTTATATCTAATAAAACAAGCAAAAAAACAATTTCCAAACGCAATTATACAAGGTCATAAAGATTTTAAAGGGGTTGCAAAGGCTTGCCCGAGTTTTGAAGCAAAGAAAGAATATAGTAATATTTAAATAATATCGGTTTTTTCAATCATTACAAGTAAAAAAGCATATTAATGTTGGTATAAAACAACAAAACCGCCCTAAAAAATAGAGCGGTTTTTTAATTAACTAAACTACTTCCCCAAAAATTATTTTTTTATTTCTTCTGCTAATTCTAAAATAAAATTATTAATTTGTTCCTCGCTCCAACTTAAAGCAATTAAATGAGCTTTAAAAGATGTGAATAATTGTTCTAAACTTACATCGGAATTATTAAATTCTGTTGTATGTTGTTCCCATTTAGTTCGTGTTATTAGTTCCATTAGTAATGTCTTTTAAATAATTAAAAGTAGATTCTGATTTTTCTCCCCAAAAGAAATCGCAAATAAAAACGTTATCTTTTATTTTTCCAACGTTGTCATCTGAAAAATACGATTGTCTATATTCGCTATCTTTAGAAGTAAATCTATAACATTTTTCTTTTATAGGGCAATTAATACCCTTACATTTTGTAATATCTGGCATAATGTTTAAAATAAATGTGTAATTCGGGCAATTTGTCCGTTAAGTTTATGATGTAAAAATCCCTCTATTGCTTTCGGGGCGTGTTGATATCCGTTCCTATGATGCCATGAATCCGTACCGCTTGGACTTCTTAATGTTTCAACACAAACACCCATAACATCTTTACTTACTTTATGATGCAAATGATGTGTATAAAAATATTTATGTTTGCACGCTTGCCAACTATCCGATTCATGAGCCATCAATAAAGCTAAATTTTCAGTCTTTGCACCATCTCCATGAGTTGAACCTATTAAGTTATTAAAGTAAGTATAATATTTACGATGTGCGATGTCAACATTAAAAGTTACATTTTCGCAATTTCTAAAATGAGTTTCAATTACTTGTGCTAAAAAGAAACCGTGTGTATAATCGTGATTAGATGGATTGTAAGTAACGTGTGTAGGTGCTATTTGCATAAGAATTTCAATAACATCTACATATAATTGTTTTGCTATTATAAAATTAGTGTGCCACATTCCATCTGTATCTTGTGGTGTTCCTGATGTAGTTTGTCTTTTTGGACTATCAATATGTAAAATGTCGTTACCAATAATTAAATTTATTTGGTCAATTTCAAAACCTTTAACTTTATTAAGTATTCCTTTTACGCCTTGAAGTACTCTTTGAACTGCTATTTGATTATTATAAGGCTCTCCAACTTCAAACGCACTGCATAACTTACCTATATGTATGTCTGCTGGGTCAATAACTAATAAATGAGCGTCTTTTTTATCTTCGTAAACTATTTTATTGTATTTAGGAATATAAGTCTTTAAATCGCTTAATAATACTTTTGATAAAGTTTCAAAGTCTTTTTCTTGTAATTCTTTATAATCAGGATTTTTTACAAATAAACTTGAATTTTTATCTTTTAACCAAAGGTGTTTGACATTTGTAGTATCAACTTGTAAATTATTAGTCGCTTCTTTTATTCCTTTGTTACGAAACTTATAAATATATTTTCTTAAAGCATTTAATTCAGGATTTTTATTATGTGGTAAATTATTATTTAAAATAAGTTTACCTATTTTATCATCTGAATAATCACTTTCTTTTATATAAGATTCTATTTGATTATCGAATTTAGACCACTTGCTTTTTATCATAAAGAAGTTTTTTTATTAATATACCAAATTATAACCAACACAACTAAAAATAAAAACAAAGCTATTATACCCGCTATTCCTAAAAAAAGAGTAGTATTGTCGGTTTCTTTGTGTTTGTCTTTTATTTCAACTATTTGCGTGTCTAGTTTGTGAATTGTATCTTTTTGAATATGCCACCTATCCCGATAATGATTTTCAATCATAACATTAACGATTGTATCTTTTCCTATTAGCATAGGTTTTGTAGCGTCAAAAGGTCGCAAGATAAACGAACTATCACGAAATCTTTTTAAATCAATTTTAGACGCATTAAAATCGCTTTTAGATTCTATTTCTATACTTGTTTTATCTTTTTTAACAGAACCGCAAGAAAGTAAACTAATTGCGATTAGTAGTAAGGTTATTTTTTTCATAGTTTTAAAATTTCTTTTAATCTATTTCTTTAATGCTTTCTAAAAAATTTTCTATATCGGCATGAGTTACGGTGTCTTTGTTTAAATCTGAAACCATTTCTTTTCGTTCATCTGATAATAAATAATTACCAAAATCTACCAAATCTTTTTTGTTAAAATACATTTCCATCTTATTATTTTTTAATTAAATTTTTCTCAAAAATACAAAAACTTTCTTTTAAATCGCTTATTGTTGTTTTTTTTCGTTTGTCTTTTTTAATTTCAGGCATATTTTTAATAACACTATCCCTTATAAATTTTGAAACATTTACTTTATTTTTTCGTAATTGCTTAAAAAATTCCTTCATTTTTTTATCACAAGTGAAAGTTTGTATTTCGTTGTAAATTTCCATTGTTTATAAGGGTTAATAAAATAAAATAATATTTTTTATAGTGTAATGTTGTAGTTATGAGCAAGTTTACTGACCGTCTTCGTAACGGCTCATTTCAAAACCGTGTGAATAAAAATCCCCAAGTCCACCAGCATCAATAACTATTTTATAATTATAATCTTCGTGAGAAACTACAATTTGAGTTCCTTCATCATTTTCTATATTTTCAGTTGGTATTCCAACACATTCTATAAAGTGTTGCATACTTTGGTTGTTATCCATACCCATATTATCGTTTTCATTGATAATTCGATAGGATGTTTCTCCTTTTGCAAATTCATCAAACATTTGCGTTATCGAATTTGGTATCTCATAAATTTCTGTTTTCATAATAATTTTTTGTTTAAATTACACAACCTGCTCATAACAGCAATTTGGCAATATGTCGGTTTTGGTCTTTAATTTAATGGTCGTTTTGTACTTGTAGAAATTCGGTATTTCCGAATGTCTTGGCTTCTTTAATCCGCCACATCGCCAAGTTGCAAAACGTTAACAAATATATTATTCTGAACTTTGTAGTAATTCAGGATTTTCATAAACATTACCTTTAATAAAAGTTGTTTTAATCCAATATCCTAAATCTTTTCTAAGAACTTCATCATTAAATTCTAAGTAAAAGCCAATATGTAAAGCGTGTTTATCGTCACAAGGATTTCTGTATGGTCCAAATTTTACAATACCTTTTTTATTTTCATCAAAATGATAAGGCATTATATCCCCTTCGTAAATCTCTTTTTCATTTTTATCTTTTAAACCTGTGTATTGCATAAACACAATTTCTTTTTGCCATTGTTCAAGCTCTTTTTCTTTATCATAAGTATCTTCATAAGATAATCTATATTGAAATGTTTCTGAAATTGCTGAATCAATTTGGGTATCTTCTGGGTATATCATTTCATTAACTACTTGATTTTTTACCCATGCTCTAAATTTAATTTCTCTCATAATTTTATTTTTTTTATGTTTAAAAATACATTTGTTAACAGCGGTTTTGTGCTATTGCCGTTTTCGGCTAAATTTAAAGGTTTGTTTATATCTTCAAACATTTGTCTTTAATTTAAAAATTAGTGTGTGTTTTTTCGGCAACATCACAAAGCCTGAGAACGTTATGCGTAATGTTAAGACAGCACCCTGCTAACCGAAACATTGTAATAATTTTTATCTTTTTCAATCCCTATGTATTGCCTATTTAACTCTTTACAAGCTAAACCAGTTGTATTACTACCCATACAATTATCCATTACTACATCATTTTCATTTGAATAGGTTTTAATTAAGTATTTCATAAGTTCCAAAGGTTTTTGTGTTGGGTGTAATTTGTTTTTTTGGTTCGCATTACTAATTTCAAGTATTGATTTTGGATATTTGAAATTGGTTGTATATTCTATTGAAGTTGTATTTTTTCTTGCATAAATATCGCTATCAGCTTCTTTTTTATACTTCCTTACTTTTTCTCTCTTTTCAAGTTGTGGTATATAAAGCATATTGTTTTTATTACAATTAGCTGTATTTGCTTTTGAAAATATTACAATATCCTCGTGGTTTTGCATCGGCTTTAATTTAGCAGTTAAAAAATTGCCAGGCTTTACCTTATTCCACACCCAAGTATATTTAAACATCTTTCTATTGCTTATTATCAATTCAGTTGTAAATGGTTGCATAGCTGTTAATACTATTGCTCCATTTGGTTTTATAATCCTTTCGTATTGTTCCCAAAGTTTAGGTAAATCAAGTAAGCTATCCCACTTTAAACCTGTTACATTATAGGGCAAGTCGCAAAGTATAAGTTGAACACTTGCATCAGCAATGTATGGAAATACATCGAAGCAATCAGCGTGGACTAAAACACTACGCATAACATCGGTTTTGCAATAGTGGGGCGGAAGTTGTAAATTCATCATTTGTAATTCTATTAAAGTTTAGTTGTGGGTTGAACTTTTGTGCCTTGAAACCCCACCATCGCAAAGCCCCGATACGTTATAAGTAACTTTATGAAGTAGTTTGCGTACAAATTGAATGAACATCTTTAATCAAATTGTCAACAAACCATTTGTTATCTTCACAATCTAAATTGCTCCAACCATAATCAAATTCAAGTTTTTCTTTTATTTGTTCTAAAATTTTTTCGTCAATTTGTTTTTTACAATCTTCTATACTTTCTCCAGAACCTATTGCAAAATCTTCATCTTCTGAAAAGAAATGCACTTTGCTATTTTTTGGTGCGAATCCTGATTTATCAAATTCAAACCAAAAACCTTTATATATTTCCATAGTTTTAATTTAAAAGCTACTTATAACAAATAATTGTATCAATAGCTTGTTTAGTGTTTAATTTAATGTTTTGCGTTTTTTTGTAATCTTATTTTAATCTGAAACGTATGGTAACTTTAGCACGCTACTAATACAATTATCATACGTTATAAGAAATAGCTACGTTTTCTTTTCAGTTGAAAATATAAGTTCTAAACCTTTTTTATATTTATTATTACGAATAATAACTTCATTAACCTGTTTGGTAACATTTTCAAGTAAGTAATTTATTTTTTCATCTTTGTTATCAGTG